TTTTTCTTCCCGTACGCTGTTGGGCCTGCGCCCAATGGTCCCGAAAATCCAACGATGCTGCCACCCCCGACGCCACAGAACTCGTTGACATCGCTGTCCTTGTTCTCATCATCCTTTGATCCTGAGTCCGCTGTAACAAGCTGATTGGGCACCCTTGCGAGAGCCGCTTCCTGAACCGCTAGCCGAATATAAAACATGAGCAAATTGCCCATGCTCATAAATAGGCTGCTGCAACGGAACTAGATGGAAAAAGAGCCGCATCAACCGGCTTCGGGCCAGTTAACTTTGCCCGGTTTTTCTGACATCGTCGAGACGTAGTCGGCGGTCATGATGCCATAGACGAGAGGCGGGATCTTGAGGCAATACGGCTTGTTCTCCTGGAGAACGAAGCCATCGTTCAACTTGATCGACAACCATTCGTCGGCCGTGAGCTGGATTCCATAGTGTTGTAGCAGAAAAACACTGCGATCGGGTGTCGTCATGTACTGCATCGAATTGTTGTAGCTGTACACTTCACCGAGCTTGTCCCGACGCCAGCTGTCTGTCTGCTCGACGTAGAAGTTATTGTCGTCGCTCGACCCGGGTAGACCCACCTTGCCCACATCGTGAAAGAGGGCGGCAATGATCATGCTCTCCTTCGGTAACTTCCAGTCGTAAGCCTTGTTGAGGGCCACGAGATTGTTGAGGACCCGAAGACTGTGGTCGACGAGGCCTCCCGCATAGGCTGCGTGGTATTCAGTCTTCGCTGAGCCCGGGCACAGGCACAATCGCATGTCGAGCTCATCGAGCATCTTTAGGATCGACGGAGCTCGATCACCAGTCTTTTCACACAATGCGTAGAACCGTTTCCAGTTCTGTTCGATCTCTTCAGGGGTCAACATGCGTAGATCGTATCTTTGGTGGGTTCTGTGTTCATGGCTGGCGAAGCCAAAGCAGATAGCTACCGAGATCTTGGAGACTGAAAGGGGCGACAGTTGGCCCAAATTGTCCTTCCCGGAACACTGAATGATCAGCGCCCGATCTCCAGCCCACCAACCCAAATTTCAAGGCTTTCCCATTAACCAGATCATCCATGCTGTTGAGAAGTTGTCCAAAAAGATATGCAACGTCTTTTTTGGGACACCTCACGATCATGTTAGGATTTTCGTGTTGTGGTTGAGCACACTTGGCGTCCGTCTTTTTACCGTAGGGACCACAAATCCAATCAAATTCATAATTGAATTGACCAGTGATTATACGTGTCATGACGTAGTCACGAGCGTCGGATCCGACCCACGTTGATGCCGCTATCTCAAACGCATCTCCCAACAACGCGTCCAGAGGATCTCGCTTACCGGCGGCGAAATTCTTTTTGAGAAAAATTGCATCTTTGAGCGTTAGTTCAATTTCTGCACGAAATGTAGACACTAGTCACCTCAACTGATTTTCTCAAGTCTCAATGGGAACTTCTGCACGTATCCCTTGACCTTGACGTGTTTGATCGATTGGACGATCCCCAGATCTTCTTTGGGCAAATCGAGCAGGATCGAATCGTGAAGCAAAAAGATGGGCTTGACCCGCGGGGCCTTTCGAGCCAAGGTGTCAACGACCTGATTGAAACCCAACATCGTCACGTCGACGCCGGTGCTCTGGCCATAGTAGGCGATGAAAATGTTGTCAAGAGGTTCGTCGATGGTCACTGGGCGACCGTAGCGATTGATGACCTTTCCTGTGGCCACGAACTGAGCCTTGACACGAGACAGAAGGTCAGCGGTGTTGAAGTGTACGTCAAACTTCTGCAGGAAGGCGTGTAGCTCCTTCCCTTCGATTCCCAAGTGCTTGCCTAAGGCCCAAACAGTGCTCCCATACAGCTTGCTGATGACTGCGCCCTTGATCGCCTTCCGATCGTAGCCTAACTCTTTTGCGATCATCCCGTAGAGGTCGACGTCTTCGCACTTTCGATTGTACTCGTAGAGCAGGATGCGAGCCTCGAGCGCTGCGAAGTCCAGAGCGTACACAGCCCCTTCATTGCCGTACCTCGACCTGATCATGTTCCGGTGCTCACGCTTCAAGGTCAGGATCTGCGGCCCGCGGTCCACCGTCAGACGACCGGTCAGGGTCTTAAAACGATCGTACTTGACGGGCTGCGCGAACCCGTTCGGGCGCGGTTCAAAGGAACGGATTGCGGGTACATTGCCCGCGCCTGCATCGTGCAGCTCCTGCCATGTCTGTCTGTCGACGTAACACGGGTCGAGGGACTTGAAGACAGCATTTCCGGGCACCCAGACCATCTTGTAATAATCCAGCGGCACCGCTTCCATGGCAACTACCACTTCATCGACCAGACGCTTGGTGAAGCCCAGGTGTTCCCTTGCCGGCATCACTTTCTGCCACGGGATCGGTCGTTCGCCGATCGAACCCGACATCAATGACATTGCCTGAACGAAGGGCTTCGGCGGAAGCACCGGCAGCTCTCTGTTGGCGAGTTTCATCACGGTGTCGAGGCACCAGTCGCTGTTGTCCTTCGTCGAGCCGTTAAGGTGCCAGGTTTCATCTGGGACATGAGACGTCCACCAGAATGTCCCGTCTGAGACGACGAGGTGATCCTTGGTCCCAAGGACGGACCGATCTAGGCAGAAACGTGACACGACCTCATCGTACCGTACGAGAGGACAATTCTACACGTCAACTCGTTGCGTCAAAGTCCGGAGCAATGTTTGCAATTTGATCGATGATGTTCGGCGCGCCTTCGAAGACTCCGTAACCGTCAGCAAAACCGAACGTCCAAGACGTCTCGAACTTGCCTGGACTGAACGAGTGATTCAAGTGGGTCAGGATGTAGAGATTGTCTAACGTGGTTCCGGTCTGGAAGTCGATGAAATAATTCTGGGCCATTGATGCCAGTGGGCAGCCCATCGTCGTCATTTGCAAGGTCGCTGGGATGACACGTAGGGGCACGCCTTCGGCCCCTCCGCCGGCAGGTGTGGCTGTGTTCCTCTTCAGGTTGGCATTGAGGATGTTTCGAGTCTTGACGAGCGGATTGTCCTTTGATGACAGGTTGGCAGTCCGAATCGTAGACCCATTCGCCCCAAATCTGATAGTGGGAACCAACTTTCCAACGATGTCTTTGATCTGCTGGTTGCTTCGGATTGTAGAGAGATCGGTGAACTTGATCGTGCCTGTTTTCGGATCAGAATCAATTTTGAACTGGTCTGAAACCATCTTCTTGAACTGTTCGAGCGTCTGATCCTTCTTCTGCTCAAACTTCTTAGCATACTCGTCAAGGTTCTGACTTGAGTTGATGAAGTGTGTCCCGCCTACGTCGCTTCTCAACAATTGTTCTGCCGCTTTGTTTGGATTCGACTGCTTGTCATAGACGTGGATTCGCATGATCTTGCGAGTTGACTTCTTTTGTGAGTCAGATATTCCTACCGTGTTGATGTCTTTGGCAGAATAGTTCAGCTGCTGCAGGATGTCAGTGTCTCCCGCGGCGTCAACCCTCTCGTGCGACATCTCAATGTGCATCTCAATCTGCGGCATCTTGAAAGGACCATGGTCTTTCAAATAACCAGCACGACGTGTCTCAAGTTTCCCCTCACCGTCCTTCGCATCCTTTAGCTTGAGTTCAGAACCTTTCTTCCAGTCGGCATAGAGGTCGGCATAACCGTAGCCCAGAGCGTTCATCTCGGTGAATTGAGCATCAACTATCAGAGCAATGAAGTCCTCAAGGTTGATTTTTTCCGTAGCCTTCTCCTTGGCCATGTCTGCAAACTGTGACTCAAAATTGGCGGCGTGAATTGGAAACTCAGCAATGCTGTGATTGCTGATGGGACCGCACTGGCCGTTCATATTGTAGAAGAAAACTTGCACTTCATCAACGGTGTTCGCAGGTAGGCTCTGGATTGCTCGCAAGGCAAAGACGCTGAACATCTTTCCGAACGACACGGCGCCCTTTCGAAACTTTTTAGGGTCGCCATTGACCTTGTTCAAGCTGTCACAGATCTTGATGATGTCGGCGCCTACCTTTTTGCCATCGGTCGGAAGAAAGGGGTCCGGACCGGTCCGAACTTCAGTGAACATTTCAGCAACTGATTGCGTGACCAAGCTCTCATATCGCTCTTTCTCAACGAACTTTCCTTTTGAATCTTCTTTGTAAAGTTCTTTGAGGTCGCTGATCAGGCCTGCCGCGGCTGATTTATTGATGTCTTTGCGGGAGCCAAGCGACTTCTCGAGCGCCGCGATCTTTGAATTCATCTCTTTCGCGCTGATGTCTGTCGGGAACTCACCCGACTCCGCCGCATCAAGAAATTTGAAGGCACGAATTTCCTTGCTAGGACCCTCAGGTGGATCTAGCTTCAAAATTCGTCGGTAATTTTTGATGTGTTCGATAAGACCCTTGATCTTGCTAAGCTCAAAAGAAACATCGCCCCAATGATCCGTGATCTTCATTCCTCGCATCTCAACAAGGCCCTTCGTGAAGAGCTCGAGGTTGATTGTCACTTGACCATTCTGTTCAAACTGAAAACCTGAGTTCTTGATTTGATAGGCTTCACGCATCAACAGGTTGTTGTTGACGTAGTCAAAGTACGGATTTGATCCGGTGCGAACGGGAGCACGCCAGCCGTATGTAACCCAAATGGTGACGCCTGAGTAAATGTTGACACGAATCAGGTCGGCGATATCCGACAAACGCCCACGATCGTGCAATTTGAGAGCCATGTTGGCCGTCTTGTACGAGTAATAGCCAGCGCCTGAAGGCTTCGCAGAAATGTTCACGTGCTCGAGTGTCAAGAATGGTCGAAACGGATCGAGAACTTCAGAATATCGAGTGCCGTTTACGCCAACGTTTGAATTGGGTTGTGGGTTGACCAGCGTCTGAGGAGACGTGAACATTTCCATTCCCGCAAAATCAACCTCAGCCGCCTCAGACGATTTCTCGGCCGACGCGAGATGATGACCCTCGTGAATCGTCTTATCGGAGTCGGCAACGGGAGAAGCTCCAAGCAAAAACTTCAACAAACCGGGCGAAGCTAGTTTTTCAGAAGGCTCACGTTTGAACTGAAATTCAACCTGGATGAACGGAACCAATTGTGACAACACCGTCGACGGCATCGAATTCAAAAAGATCTCGGCCTTCTTTGTGTTCCGCGTCGCTGGGTTGAAGTAGGGAGAACGACTCAGGATGAGAGAGGTTTTCAAGGGCTTCGCATCAGTGGGAAATTTGAAATTTGCGCCGATGATCTCTTTGAGACTAGTCACCGGTTGGTCTTTCCCTTGTGCGTTCTTGGCCTTCTTCTGCGTTTCCGTTGCAGTACCGAGATCAGCGATGCCATCATCCTTCCAGATGGTGATAAACTCTGAGAGGTCAACGCCGCCGGAAATTCCCTTGTCTGTCTTGAGAGTCTTGATCTGTTCAACGATGTCGTCAATTGACAAGACTCCACGGCCACTGTTCTCCAGGAGATTCAACAGTTGAACGATCGCATTGTCGGTCTTTGACAGACTTCCTCCCAAGTTCGGTTCAACCGTATTGACAAGGTCGGACGGCGTGAACATCTGAAAGATCTGCTCGAGGGTTGCGAACTGTTCGGCCATGAATTATCCCACAATCGATGCAACAGCACCTAGGTCAGGAACTCGAATGATGGTACCCGGGGGCACCTGTAGTCCCCAACCAATGCCACTGGCCGCAGCCAGCACCCACCAATAACGACCGTCGCCATAAACGACACCAGAGATGGTGTCCAGCCGTTCTCGCCCTCGAACGATAATCGTTTTCGTGACTGACAACCGACCGTCAGCAATTGCTGCTTGAATAGCCTCACGGGCACGGCCAGTGCCATACTGGGTGCCGAAAGCTAGAACAGGAGCGCGTGAGTATCTACTGAAGGGCATGGGTTATCATCCTTCCGACTGTCCCATCGTACCCACTGGGTAGATTGGTGCACGATTGAAGCCTAGGTGATCAAGACCTGGCGAGATGTCGTGGATTGGACTAAATGTCAGCGTCACCTTGCAAAGTTTGGGTGCCGTGCGACCTGAGTGTGTTTCCCATGTCACCTTGTCGTACCAATCGAAGTTCATGGACTCGATGAATCCGGCAAGGCCTTTGCCTCCCGTGTCCTTGAAGGACTTGGCGATTGCGTTCTTTTCCGGACTCAAAAACGTTGACAGTTCAGTTGCAAATTCATCTGCTTCAGACCCGATGTCAGACAAGATCTTTCTCCGCGTCTTTGCAGTTGGGATTAGGGCACCCTCAGGAATCAGATAAGTTCCACCTTTCACCTTTTGCGCAATGTTCTTGTCATTCGCATAGATGTTATCTGCTTTGGCAATTGCCTTCTCATGTATTTTTTGATACTGTGGATCTTCATTGTACTGAACCTCACAGATCAACCTATGATTACCGTCTGGCCCTACTTTCTTCGCCTTGACGGTGAAGAGTCCGGGAATTGATGCGAATTGCGGGGAAAAGTTGGGAGCAAATTTTGGTCCTTGAGACGAGCCTCCCACTGGTAATGGAGGAACTGGGAGACTCAGTCCTCCGGGAGCGTCTGAAGAATCAATGAATTCGTAAGAGCCCGGCATGACATCATATGTTTCGCCATTTGGATTCTCTTTCGTCTTCACAAGTGCTGCAGTAAATTTTTCGATATCAAATTTTGGATCGCCCGGCTTGGCATTGTTCAATGTGAAGTTTGGATTGCCCAAGCCAAACAGTCGACCCAATGCAAATTGAGTGTAATTGCTGCGCAACAGGTCACCTAGACGAATTCGAACCAGCGGTGATGCTCCAACAAGTTGGCTGAAAGGCTGGGTGAATTTGTAACTCGAGCCATCGGCGCTTGTCAACTGCACGCCTTGTGTGTACTGTGGGTAGACTAGTGTGATGAGCTTGTTAATCTTGACCCACATTTCATCAAAGTCATTCAATGACGTTGCTGCAATGAAGAAAGACATCGCAATACGACGCTCGGTGCTCTTGTAGATCTTTACCGGTTCGACTCGACCAATTCCATCGACCTTATCATACGCAGCGGTGTAATCGTCGCTGAGCGAAGCCAGGAAGGCGTGAAATGCGATCATTTCATTCGTACGAATGTCATGAAAGTAGAACGGAACGTACTCAGAATCAAGTTGTTCTTCAAATTTTGCAGCGTCTTCAGGACTGATGCGACCCAACTGATCAGCATCAAGTCCGATCGTCTTCATCTTCGACAATTGATCGTGATGTGCTCCAAGCCCCGGATCAAATTGACCCAATCCCTTCACGCTCGCGTTGATGGAAAGAATTGACTTAGGAATCAAGAGATTTGCCGGCGCTCGGTTCGAAGCCCACGCTAGCTTCAACGATCCTTCGTCTTTAGAACCCCTAAGTCGACTCTTGATGACAGCATTCGAAAGATCGTCTTCGATGGCATCAACTTGTGATAGTTTAACGCCACCCGCAGCTCCGGCATCAATCCATCTTTCAGGCAGCGATAGCAACTGATCGCCCAAATTTGCAAAGATGTTACATGCTGCGATCAATTTCGAACTACGAATGTTATCGATCAACGCTAGAATGGCAGTGATGGCATTCATCACGTTGCCGCCGATCTTTTTCATAGAGTCGACAATGGTGATGCTGCTACGAATGATGGTCCGGGCGACGACGACATTGAATCCCGGGCTGTCAATGGCTGAAGTGGCAGCACCGCCGAGCTGTCCTAGGACTCCTTTGTCATCAGGTAGTTGAAAGAAGGCATTCATGCCCTTGGTGAGACACACCTTGAACGGATAATTCGTGGGTTGGATACCCAACAAGGCGCCAAAATTGAGCGACGAAAGGGCACTCAGTGCCCCACCGATGCCACCACCTGCAGACTTCTTAGCCTTCTTGCTGCCAGCGATGTACTCACCGAGGCTATAGCGTCCGCGAGAATCGCGTGCTGCAGTCTTGAGCGATGGGGTGATTAGACCCAACAAGACGCTAAGCCCGTCAAACACCAACGAGACCCCGGCGACCAGAGCGGTCGACAGGACCACCATGCCGAGCGCGTCGGTGCCTGAGTATGGATCATCAACGTTGTTGAGTTGACCCCATGACAATCCACCCGGACTGATGATGCGAACTCCATGAGGCTCATCATGTGTCAAATCATTCAGAACATCTTCAGCCATAAGGTCGATCAAATCAACCCGACTGATGCCGATCTGTGAGACGCCTGGAAGCAAGGCGCCCGCTTGAATTCCCGCGTCATTCGGGCTGACGTTGCCCGCCGCTGACCCGATTTCCTTGCCCGCTCGCAAAGTGAGCAATGGACCGATCAACGACATGCGCCCAGTTGAAAATGCAGGAGCATTCGGATCGAATTTGCCCATCGTCTGCTGATTTGAGAGCTTCGGATTGAATCCGATCTGTCCTGCAGGCAGTGTCAGATCGAAAGCGTGATCGCTGCCTTCGGTGTACTTCTTGCCTTCCGCGGCGGTAAATCGGTTGTGACCCAACACAGCTGAGCGGTACTTGCCGACAGGCGTCTGGTCGCCATTAACGTCACCCGTCAAAAAGTCATTGCCGTCCTTTGCAGTGGGAAGGGCCGCGCCGCCTTTTCCCTTCCTCAATTCAGGAGAGACAATTGGAAATTCTGCAGAGTACGGATTGACGGTGCCACCGAACGAATTTCCGTTCGCTTCACTGACAGGTGTCGGCCCCGTCGGATCGCCACGTTGGTCGTCTAGCTTTCGAGGTGCAGCAGTTTCCGAAGGCCTCGTGATCGGGTACCGGTTCGCGACCTTGGCAGAACCCTTGCCGGGCTTGGCCATCGTCACATCGCTAAGATAATTCCCCAACGTGACACGAGTCGGAGTCGAGATGTCTTTGGGCTTGCCTGAAGCGTCAAGCAGATCACTGTCAACGTCAATTGTCTTGACATATGGACCGTATCCCAATGGATTTGGATTGCCCGGCAAGCCCACGTCAAACGTGTACAACTTACCATCAATCTCAAATCCCGGAGAACCGGTATCGAGTTGACCTGGCGTGTAAAGTGGGTCGAGTTTCTTAGTCGGGTCTGCCATGTTCAGCCAGTCGAGCCGGAAGTTGCCGGATCGCTGGTACTAACTACGTCGCGCTGCTCAATGAGAGACCGACCTAATTGCTCAGCGAAAATAGGATCTGACTCGGCTCGCTCGATCAACGGACCCAAGATATCAGCAAAGCTGCCGACGAAGGCCTCAACCATCCCCGCGACTTGTTGGCGCTCAGCGTCGGTTCGCGCCGCAGCGAGGGCCTCTTGGTACTTCGGATCGGCATGTAAGCGTTCAATGAATTCCTTGCGGTTTTTCATGACTCGATCCTACTCACTTACCGGCTGGTTGCAGTGGGTTCTGAGGCGTTGAATTGGGCGTGATGGTATCAGAGCCTTTTTGCGTTGGATTATTTGTCGCAAAATTCAAACGATCAACAATGATGGACTTGGTCTCCTGAAGGATCGCTCTCTCAATGTCTGCAGCACTCATCGTCACTGTCAAGTTAACGGTGATCTTTGCTTGTTGTGATTCGACTGTGTACTTTCCAGATGCACCTAGACCCACAGATTTCGCAACGTTTTGTAGTTTAGCCTTGATATCGATCTTATTGAGATCGCCGTCAGCTAGTGCTGAATTCAAATCGTTTGCTGTCTTGACCATGTCCTGCACGGCCTTCAAGGCCGGCGCGATGCCGCCTTGAGTGATTCCTGTCGTGGCCTTCATGACGCTCTCGGTCATGGTGTTGAAATTCTGTCCAACCTCGCTGACAGCGACAAAAACTTTCTTCAAGCCACCGAATGACCTCACCATCGAGTCTGGACTGTTGTTTCCCGACAACATGAAGGAAATGACCTTCGTTGCATCCATCAACTTTGTCAGCGGCGTCTCACCAGTACCCTTGGTCAACTTCTCCAAGAACCCAGTAACGCTCGTGAAAGCAGCTAGAAGTGGATCAGTGTTGGGCGCCGCCGAAGCACCACCGCTAACTCCTTGCAACGATTCAGCCAATTTGGGAATCTCACCAACAAACCCAAACAACGTTTTAGCCGTTTCAAGGTCCTTCATGAAATTTTTATCGTTCGTTGGCATGCTTCGAACTGCGTCGAGCAAGTAGTCAATGAATCCCTTTCCACGTTCAGGCGCCATGGCGCGACCAATACGCATCATGACATCAGCTAGGTCAGGAATCATATCAGTGACAGTGGTAATCTTTCCCTTGTCGACTGTTCGAGTAATTTGGCCCTTCGATGCTCCACCCAAGGCTGTTGACAGATCAACGACCACCTTCATTACATCTGTGATCGACTTGATGCCCTGTAGCTTATCAGATCCAAGTTTTTCAGCGGCGTCAAAAATCGCCTTCATCGGACCCGAGGTGACGGCGTTGACCAACGTCACTACGCCCGAGGCCTTCTCTTTGATAGTTGTTGCAATTGCCTCGGGTTTCAAACCTTCTTTCTTATTGTCGAATTTCAACAAACCCCAAGCGTAAGATGCATCCACGCCACTGGATTGCATTGATTTCAATGTTTCGGGATCGGGAGTGATGGCTTTGGTGATGTTAGCGATCGAAGAGATCAAGCCAGCGACCTTTGCCGCTGCCTCCGGATTCGGAATCTTGATCGTGCCCAAGGTCTCGACAAGCGCCAAAATTCCGCCGCCGCCCGCGCCCGGCTTTCCCAACATGTTCATCAGTTGGGTCTGCATCATCTGTGCATAGCCTTTGACTTCTTGGGTCAAGGATGAGAAGTTGTATGCTGGGTCGACGAGCCTTTGTAGGAAGCTATTTCCCGCTTCAAAGAAGGCATCAGGTGGAACTAGCGCCTTCAGCGTGCTGGACACGGCCTCCATCACTGCCTGGAAGACTTGGGCGCCGGCAGCCATCTGTGGGCCGCCGCGGCCGAGGCGTTTGATGGTGCCCTCGACGACCTCAATCATGCCGATGAGACCGCCAGGCTTTCCAGCCTCGCCCACCATTGTCTTGATCATGTCAGTCGCAGAGGCAATCTTAGTCGTGAACTTCTCTTCTGTTCCCGTCAAAAAGCCAATCAGAGACGGTTGCATCATCTCAATGACCTTGACAAGCGAATCAGTGAAGGCCTGGATTGCTCGCATCACACCCAAGAATGCGTCGATCTTGGTCTGAAATGAACGGTCAATCTTCATCTCATTGAGCCGTTCAATGATCATCACTGCCGTCCCAGCGACGGCACCGACGGCCGCCGCGATGACAGCCATTCCTGCCGCCGTCGCCAACAACACTGCAGCCTGAGGTCCGGTCGCCAAGGCGCCGATCGCCGTTGCTGCTAGAATGAGCGGCACCATCGCCAGGAAGACCAGCGACATCTTCAACATCATGTTACCGACAGCGTCAAGCATCGACGGGGTCGTGATCAAACCCAACAATCCGGCGAGGAGACCAGCGGTCAAACCCACCACCCCGACAGCCAGTGCGATCATCGCGCCGCCCTTGATGATCTCAGAAGGCGACCCTGCTTTATCGGCCAACTTCAAGGCGAACATCAACGGTACCGCGCCGACGACCATTGCGCCCAGTGCCAGTAGCTGTGGGTAGATGTCTTCAGGCTTGTTGATGCCTGCTGACTTCATGATCTTGTACATCAAAGCAATCGAAATTGCCATCTCGACGCCGCCGATCGCAATTGCTGTCGCGATGGCAACGAGCTTCAAACCGAGCTTGACAGCCTCTTGAACGCCCCACTTGCTGCCCTTGTCGGCATTGATCGCCTCGCCTGACGCCTTATTGACAGCACCCACCTGCTGGATGCCCTTCGTGTCTGTGGCTCCCGCCGCGGCGGCCTTGTTGCCGGCAGCGCTGACTTCTTGTGCCTTGCCCACCAGGCCGGTGATCAACTTCTTGCCGGCGGTGCCCAAACCTTCGGCAGCTGCCTTGGTGATTGAACCCGCTATGGCGGCTAGAATGGCCCGAGTAAATGCGGGACCGAAGAGGACGGCGGCTATACCACCCAACGCCGGCTTAATCACGCCCATCACCTCGGGTGACTTGAGCAGCTCGACCAGCTTCTCGACCAAGGTATGGACGAGTTGCTTCATCGGTTCCTTAAGGACTTTCCACGCATTTTTGAGCGCTTCACCCAATGGGATGAGAACCTCACCCAAGAAGCCAAGTCCATCCTTACCAGCACCAGAAGCGCCGGCCAGGTTCAATTTAGCCTTGCCCGTCAACAGATCATTGATGTACTTGGCACCTTCTGCCAGATTCTCAGAAAGCCACTTGATTCCTTGAACGGCAACCTTCGACAACATCAAGAAAAGCTTCTTGAAGCCCTCAAGAATACGTTTGCCATTGGGTCCATTATCTGTGAAGAAGTCAGTGACAGACTTCTTCAGTCCCTCGAGCAATTTGGGCAGCGAGTCTTTGTCCGGGCTCTTGGGATCGAAATACTTCTTGACAGCGTCGCTGATTCCTCCGAACATCTTTTGAAAATGTTTCGGATCAAAAAAGTCCTTCAGTCCACCCAAGATGTCCTTGAATCCTGGGATGATGTTGACAAGTTCCTTACCCAGCTTGACGCCGATCTGATACGTCACCATCAAGGAGCGCTGGATGTTCATCATCAGACCGCGGAATTCTTTGGTCGATTGGAGACCTGCGCTGATGCCTGCAAAGAATTGATCCCAGAAGCCACCCTTCATGCCTCCGCCCGAGGGCGTCAACCTCTCAATGGCGTCAGCGAGCTGATGCATCGCATCAGTCTGCGTCATCGTCTTCTTTTCAGCCTTGTCGCCCGTCTTTTGAATCTCACCCAGGCTGACGTTCTGTTTCTTCAACGAGAAGGACGCCTGGATCGCAGCATCAGACAGACCTGTGCTCTGAGCAATGAGCTTCCGTTCAACGGCTGTGAACTTCGTGGAGTCGACGCCAGCCGCCTTCAACGACTTCCGCAGCTCTTCAAGGGCGCCAGCTCCATCGCCTTCAGCAGCCTTCTTCATCATCTCAACGGAGTCGATGTTGGCTCCGAAGGCCTGTGACAACTGTGCTGCGTTCTCCGCAGCGTCATCGAACGATAGGTTCTTGTCAAGGAGACCGGTGATGTCCTTCAACTCGAGACCGAACTTGTGGGCAAACGTCACCGACTCGGCCAGGCTCTTGACTGACGTCGTTCCGAAGTGACCCATGTCTTTCATGGCCTCACCCATCTCGCGTGAGATGACCTTGGCATCAAGACCCATTGCATCACCAAGCTCGTAAGAGTACTTGGTCATGTCCTTCAACGTCTTGGTGGCCTTCTTACCCATCATGTCAGAACGTTGGGTGATAGCCTTCATCTGGTCGCCAGCGAGGCCTAGACCCTTCTGGTATGCCAAGATCGCTCCACCATTCTCTTCGAACTCCTTTCGCATCAGGCTGAAGGAGTTACCCATCTCGGTGACGAGCTCTCGAATGTAGTTCAGACGTTCGGCCATGTTGCCAAAGACCCTGAACGCATTGAGACCGGTGTCTGCGAAACCTGTCAGGTTCTTAGACGTCTCAATGATTGCCTTGTTAGTCGGTCCTTGAAAGGCACCGAATTGCTTTCTCAGGGCCTCTAGAGCCTGCGCAAGTTCGTTGCTGCCGCCGGCGGACTTCGCAGCCATGTCAACTAGACCTTCAAAGATCTTGAGTGGGATGGCGAGGATCGAAGTTGTGATGCTGGCAAGACCGTCGACGAACCCGCCAACGAATCCAGTTATTCCCTTGCCCATGGCAAGCAGGTTCGAAAATCCTTGTCTTAGGCCTGACAAGGCCGCAACGGCGATGCCAACAGATTTTGGAAATTTCTGAGAGATCGTCTTGCCGGTCTCATCGATCTTCTTACCCATCTTCTGAAAGGTCGTCTCGGTCGTCTTGCCGGCATCCTTCAGTTTTTGTTGGGCGTTGACCAACGTTTGAGCGAAGGCCTCGACGCCGCTCGTCGCATTTTTGGTATCGACCAGACCGAAGGCAGACGCTAGCTTTTGGACGGCGTCGACCTGAGCAGAGTAAGATCCCTCGATCTTCTCCATGGCAGCCGACATTCGCTCAACCTGAGCGGCGAGCTTAGCTGTCAGCGCTAACTGTTCGGAGAGATCGTCTTTAGAGGCCACGCGTCACCTTCAAGGTAACGTATCTTACAGCGGCCAGGGGACGCCCAAGATCCGTTCGAATTCCCTAGCAGAGGCGTGTTTGAGCCCCAACTTTTGCATCACCGACTCGACTGTCGCGCCGGGACGACTGAGTTCATCCTGAAAACGACGAGATGCCATCATAGCGTTCGAGACAACCTGAATCTCTTCAGGCGTCCCACGAATCTTCATATTGACAGCTTTACCCACGAGCCAGGCCCCCACTGAGGCGAAAAAGATCTTACCGAGCAGATTCAATCTCAGCTCATTGAGGGGGATGGGTTCCATGGATGATAACTAGGCGATCACGTGAACCGACGAAGCCGTGAAGGCGACTGTGAGCGCGCCCGACCTTGCATTTGTCGTACTTCAGGCGAATTATGTTGCAAGGCACGAGACGCTGAAGCGTCGTTGTCCTTACCGGTTCCCTTGAGTTCCCTGACGATACGTTCAATCCACCAGCGCTTGATAGGAACTGGGAGATTGTATGCTTCAGAACCTGTCAATCCACCGTAGTACGTTAGTAGAAAGCAAGGTTCCCAAATCAGTTGCTCTTTATCCGCCGGACTGAGGCCAAAGAAAGTTCACCCCGAGTGGCATCGAGACCTCCTCTGTGTGGCCACAGGACGGACACGACACGTCCTGTTTCATGCGAATTCCGGGCTCATTATCGCGAATGTAGTTTCGCAAAGCCAGTGAATCACGGGCAGGCATCATTCGAACGAAGCCGGCGATCTTTGCTCGATCCTCGACTCCGTCGATCGAAACGATGCTGTACAGCAAGTTAGTGGTGATGCCAGATTCGCCTTGAAGGCCGAGCTTCTTCTGTTTTTCACCGGTTGCAACGATCTCTTCTTCATCTCGACCGGTCAGGAACTTGAAGCGAACGGCCTTCTTGGAATAAGGAAGTAGAAATTCAAAGACATTGAGTCCATCCTGAACCGGCTTGATTTCGAGCCGTCGAATGGGCAGCTCACCTAGGTTGAACTGGCGAGGTGCCTTGGTGCTGCACTCATTACACTCGACCTCGGCGTCATACTCGGCACCATAGCCCGTGATTCGAATTGCTGTCATCAGCGCGTTACGATCGCCGATAAGAAGGTCGACTGGATTGATCGACTTGTCGGTGAGACACGACTTGATGAGTTCACTGATGACCGTTCCCTTCTTCAGGAGGGCTCGGCTGGTCAGGATGTCCTCTTCACGTGCCGTCATCGCCCGAATCTCGACAGTCTCACGACCGTAAAGACTGGACTTGGGATTGTATACGACGCCACCGGACGGTAGGGGCACCGTCTCTACTGGAATCTCGATGCCGAAGTCCTTTTGGACCTGGGCTGCTGCGGTCGTGGTCGGGATTCGTGGGTCGACGGCCGGGGCTTGAAAGACCTTGTTCTGTTCGCGCTCTTCAGACATTTGCGTTCCTTGTTCGGATATTGTACACCGTCACTCAGATCGTAAATGTGCAGTTGTCGTCGATCACCTGCCGCTTTTTAGCACAGAAACACTTGGGAGGCTTTTCTATTTGCCGTCCATCTTTTATCAATCTCTTCGATAAATTGTTCTTCAGTCCAACCCGCGAACTCCAATACCAGGTCAAACTCGGCAACATACGTGTCGACGCTGATCTGTTTTTCCCAGATCCGTTCTGTCAACCTCTCAAGCAGGCCGTCCAAGACCTCAAAGGACACCCTCATGAGAGCCATCTTACACCGTCAGAAGCGCGCCTTGCTGAGCTGTGCAGGACCGGTCAACGTCCACAAGTTGGCGTCAAGTCTAATCTTCATGGCGCGCTTCTCGTCGTCAGTCACCTGTCGAACCTCACCGCGTTCCTCGAGCAGTTCCATCATCTCCTGCGTTCGAGCAAGGCTGTAACGAATCTCAAGTGAGATAATGCCCAAATAGACGGGGTTGGTTACCCTATGCATCAGGCCCACGATTATTTCTAGAACCTTCTGTGGGGGCACTTGCCCGTCCCGAAACAGCTTTCCCATGGACTCGTGTTCCTTTCTGCACAAATGACAATCCCCAGCTCATCGTATTGAACGAGCTGGGGATTGAACAGGACCGCCACCGCCGACCGGTGACAGGACGAAACAGCAGCGCCTGTTTGTCGATCAGAACTGCAGGACGGCGTTGTCGAAGCGCAACGTCAGCGAGATTTCAGCCGGCGTTCCGTCTTCATAGGTCAATTCACCAAAGTTCGCTTCAGTGATGAAAGATCCCTTGATGTCCCAAAGTTCGACGACCGTGCCGACCGGATCCAACAGCTTGAGCTGGATGTCGCGCTTGTAGAAGTCCGCGTAACCTGAGCGGCCAGAGACCGACTCAAAGTGCAAGCGAACCCACTCCATGATCTGCTGCGCGCCCGAAGGAGCGATGGGATCGTGCAGTGTCACTGCGATCGTGTTGAACTTCGTCAAACCTGCCAAGTAGCGGCGGGCATTGATGAACGGAACCTCGACTTCTTCAGTCGTGACCGTCGGTCGTGCAGTTGTCTTGATGATATATGCATCGATGCCTTCGATCATGAGGACCCAGCGATTCTTGCGCTTGGGTTCGAACTTGTTCGGAAGCATTGACGTAACGTCGAGTGTCTCAGCCATGATTGTCTCCTGTCACCGGATAGTCGTAACTATTCGTCCTCGTCAGCGACTGCCATTATGCAGCGTGGGACGCGCCTTTTGATGCTAGCTTTTTGAGCTGCTCAACGTACTTGCGAAATTCAGCAGCCTGATTAAAAAGATCGCTATGGAGGCCTGCAATGATCGCTTTTGCTGGACCTTGCGGCGCCAATTCATGGGCCTTTTCGATCTTCTTGTTGGTGTTGTAGAGGTCCTGCAACACGCCGTCTAATACGCTCGAAAAGTCACCTTGTTGGGCCTCGACCGCCTCACGGATAATTCCACGCAGCTGACCAACAGTTACCCTCATCGGTCAGTCTCGTTTCCTCACGCCGTGCCACGGGTCCTTGGTCAGTTCCGGCATGTTGTCAAGAGCCTTGATGATGCGATTGACTGCATTCAACAATGCCTGTGCTTGATCCGATGCCTTTTGGTCAGAGACCTGTTGGAACAGTTCGCCCAAGGCAGCCTTGGCACCATTCATGTTTGAAACGAACTTTTGAAGCGGGCCGGAGACCTTTGCCTGGGCTAAAGAGTCCTCGGTTAAATCAGGCGACTCGACGATCGCAGTGCGAATCATCTTCTTGAGCTCTGAACCCTTGACTCGAATGATCTTGCTCATTTGACCTTGAAGGCGCCCTTGGCCGAGGTAGCAAACTGAATGACCTTGTCGAGCCAGCGCAGTGCTTCTTTAGTATTTCCCTGTCCTGCATCAAGGATTGTCTTGACTCGATTGGCCGCGTCTGACATCATGTTACAGTCAGCCTTGAAGCCCTTGAGGTTGGGAGGACCGCCACCTGCCGGCTTCTTGCCAGGAAGTGGAGGAGGTCCCTTCTTTTGCTCAGCATCCCAAGGAGAAGGGTACGTCTTTGGTTCGAGGTCCTCAGACATCTCCTCCTCGTACATGCCAGACTCCTCGACCATTTCGCGAATCACTTGTCGCAGCTGCGACGCTTTGATCTTCATGTTACTAATCTCGCTTCAGTTCAGGCAGCCTGATTGAGGTTGTTGGTGACGACGAAGTCCAAGGAGACGAACTCGATCGACTTGGTCGGCTGGACGAAAATCTTGCCGCGGATCGTGTTGTTCTCAATGTCTTGTTGCGTGGTCGTCGAAGAGTCGATGACCACTTTGAAGCGTTCCAGTCCGGCGAGGGCCTGAATACGCTGCAGGCGCGGGGTGACCTGGGCAGAGAATTTTGCCAAGGTGACATCGCGGTTGGGCTCAAAGACGATCGTCAAGGCGATGTCTCGAACCTGTCGACGAATCTCAATGAGAAGTCGACGAACGTTGACTCGATCCAGGGCGGACGCTGCCTGTTGCAAGGTCTTCTGTCCCCAGACGACCACACCACCCTTCGGGTTGGTTCCGCCCTGAGCATTGCCCGGGAAGGCGACCAACGGGTTAATGTTGGCATCATAAAGGACGTCCATGTTCTGCTTGGACAGTGCGACCCGTGCTTCAAGCGTCGTCTGCAACGCACCGCGGGTGAAACCTGCGGGAGCGAACCAGGGGTGACCGACAGCGTCGTTCAGAGCAAGTGCTCCGAGGACGACGACCGAGGGAGGAACCACGACGTTGGTCTTGGTGTTCGGATCCGGGATGACGACGTCCGGGAAGTAGGCAGCTGCAAAGCTGGTGTCCATTGCCCGGGACTGGAAGTTCTGTGCAGTCAAGGTGACAGACGGCGTCTGTGAATCCTTGGTCACTGGCTCTCCATCGTTGTCGAGCTGCTCGATGTCCATGATCAGGAGAGCGTCGAAGCGAGTCTCGACAGAGGTCACTGCGGCGTCAGTGACGACTGGGTGACGAATGCCTGGGATTGCGAGAAGCTGTAGGTCAGTGTTAGTGACCTCGCCCATGATCTGAAGTGCCTTGTTGTAGGCCGAGACCGAAGCGCCGTTGTTGGCTCCGCGGTTGGTCGCCAACATGTCAGCCTCGACAGCTGCGCTGTTGATCCGAGACTCATCCTGGTCAAAGATGTTGATGCCATCGAAACCACCCTGCACCATGAAGGTCCACTTCAGGAAGCGACGGTTTGCCTGGATGAAATCGTCAGGTGTCAGCCGACGGGTCTTGTTGGTGTCGTTAGCCGCTGGGACGTTGCCGTCGCGGACATAGACTGCATTGACCCACTTGTTTGGATCTGCCGTCGTTGCTGAACCGGTAACAACCTGCAGGTTCATCAATGAGAAACCGTTGTTGTTGAAACGATCCGGGTCCAGGACGCCGTTCTGCGTGGAATCGGCGGTGCCAACCTCTTCATCGCCAACGACAAAGTTCTGAATGTCGATGCGGTGCGAAGGCAGGAATTTAGCAAACGAGTTCAGAGACTTGTTCTGCTGTGTAGACAGATTAGGTGTCGATAGACTGGTGACGTGTTCAAACTGAGTGCCCCAGTAGAGCAACGGATTGACCTGAGTCTTGGCACCCGAACCCTGAGTGATGTTCTGGCGAAGGGGCAACGGAGCCTGCTTGACGCGGTTCCATGCGCTAGCGTCAGCGATCACCGAAGAAACTGGCTTGGAGAGTGGTGAAGTTCCTGCGGTGACCAGGTGGGCCACGCCGCGGACGCCGACAGGAATCGCCGTCGGATCAGCCTCACCAGTGTCGACGCTAGGATCGACTTCGATGCGGATGTAGTTCGACTGGTTAGCGTAGTTTCCATCAACTGCGAGTTTCTGAGCCGTCGGACCGCGGTCGAAATCGAAGTGAGCGTACTGATCACCAATGACCTTGGCAATGTAGCGGTCATCGCTCGGATTGAGAGACAGGCCTCTCCACTGTTCAAGGTAGACCGGCGCGACGTCATTGTCGCTCCAGGCTCGGACAACCAGGTCAAAGCTAGGATACTGATTCTGCGAGTCAGTCGAGAGCGCAATGTTCTCGATCGAGAGCTTGTAGAGAACCGAGACGCCACTGCCGTCGTCCAGTGCGTGGACCCGGAACAGGTTTTGAGCGCGGCCGCCGAAAGGCTGGCTGACAACCCAAGGGGACTTGGCGTGATTGAAACGATCGCGGAAATCTTCGTAGTCGGGGACAAAGTCACTACCGGTGTCTCGAGCCGCCGAGGCGGTGAGAAGGAAGACAGAACTTTCCTTGCCCGGGCTGTAAGAGCCAGAGCTACCTGCGGTCGCCGATCCGGCGCCGAAGGCACCGGCGACGACTCCCGTTCCCGTGACCGCAGTGGTCGCCGGGTGCAAATCCCAAGAAGAATAGACGTAGTGACCAGCCTGCTGAAGCTTCAGCGGGTCAGTGTTCATCACGTTCGGGAAGTAGTTTGGCGACGTCATGTCGAACGAAGCCGTGATGACGTTCGGGTACAGGGGATCGGTTCCCTTGTGACCATTCAGCAACAAGACGAAGTCCTGCTTTGCAAGACCGTTCTGCAGCAGAACCACAGTACCGAGCGTGGCTCCATTACTGTCAGTACCGACTGCCGTCGAAGGAGGCGCAACGCTGGGAGCTGCCGTCGACGACAAAGTCAAGACGACGCCGGAGGCTGCCATCATGATTCCGCGAATGACAGGTTGGGCGTTCGTTCCGCTCTGGACACCGGCCGCAGTCAAGATCGTGGAGTTCGCCTGGTCCGCCATGAAGGCGCCAAGGAAGTACGTCCGACCAGGTCGGCCGCCGAGATTGGCATACTGATTTGCGATCAACGTTCCGTCTTCGTTGACAGAAAGATCCGGCTGTTGTTCGCCGACCGTGAAACCTGCTTGGTTTACGTCACCCGTTTGGGTGTTGCGCTGGGTACCATCACCGGCTCCTAGAACCCTGAGGTACGTCACCGCTTTCGCGTTACGCAACCATTCGGAAACAGCCAGCGGACCGAACTTCAGTCCATCCGTTGCTCCAAACTTTGCGTAGAAGTCATCAATAATGCCGACGGTCACCGGTACGAAGGCAGGTCCCTTCAAAGATGTACCGATCACACCGGCAGGTACGCCGACAGGCTGCTGAGCCACGGGACCCGAAAGATCGATCTCCCTTGCTGTAACACCCGCTGAACCGAACTTTAGTTGAGCCATTTCGCCTATCTGCCTTTGCAGTCTAAGTATCGGTTCACGACGTATCTACGACATCGAAACCGTTACGAATATAAGCGGCCCAGGTTCTAGACCGGGCCCCTATGTAGGGGCCCGATTTTATCAGACGAACTGAACGCCGCTGTTGGTGATGATAAAGTCGACAGCGATGAACTCGATGACTCGGGTTGGGACCACTACGATCCGACCGTTCAGCTTGTTCAGGTCGATGTCACTCTTCGAATTGTTCGTCTCATTCATGATGACTTGGAAGGCTTCAATGCCGGCCTGAGCCTGGATTAGTCCAAGCTGCAGGACTGCCTGGGAGACAAACTTGTTCCAGGTCTCAGGTGTGTTCTGTTCGAATTCGAGCTTTAGCGCGATTCCGATGATGATTCGCTTGACCTCCAGGAGAAGCCGGCGAACGTTGACCCGGTCGAGTGCCGAGCTCTTGATCTGCAGGGTCTTCTGTCCGAAGATGACGAAGCCCTGTCGAGGGAACGTCGCAATCGGATTGATGCGGCTGTCGTACAGACGGTCGCGGTCGGCCGAGTTGAGGCGAACCTCAACGTTGGTGACAAAGTCCAGCGATGCACGGTTGAAGCCGGCGGGAGCGAACCATGGGTAACCGACTCGATCATTGAAGGCCAGAGCGCCAAGGGCTGCGATCGAGGCCGGAACCTTGACACGACGGCGGTTGGTTGCATCGTCAATGAAGACGTCCGGGAAGTAAGTACCGACGTAGTTGTTGTCGATGGCGCGAGTATCGAGACCCGTTGCCGTCTGTCCGACGTCTGGCTTGGTCGTTGAATCATCAAAGAGTCGATTCGACTGTTCGTCAAACTTCTCGATGTCCATGACGTAGTAGGCCAGGCCGTAGCTCTTGACCTGCTGGCTTGCGTAATCCGTGATGAAAGGCTCTCGGATACCAGGAAGGGCGAGCAGGTTGTGATTGACCTGCATTCCGTCGGTCATGATATTGATGGCCGAAACGTAGGAGTTGACCGTCGAGTTAGCCTGTCCCTCGCCGTTCTGCTGCGTAGCGAAGCCGGCTGGGACGAACCCGGCCTGCGCCTCACCGACAAAGCTTGTGGCTTTGTCATTCATGCGGCGAGCGTCCGGATCCAGGAAGTTGACGCCGTCGAAGCCTCCACCTAGGAAGGTGGTGAACTTCAGATAGGGTCCGAATCGGTTGAATTGCGAAGGAGTTCCTCGGCCGAGCAAAGTCGCGAAGGTGATGCGGTTACCCAACACTCCGTCGTTGACCGTGTAGGTCGTGGTGTCGACCTTTCCGTTGCGGATGTAGACCGCCTCACGCATGTGAGAGTCGACCGATGCCGTCAGTACCGACGACAGGTCAGTGGCGTACAGGTTGGAAAGAGCAACCTTAGCCAGCGTGAACTTGTTGTTGTTCAACCGATCTGCACCAGAACCGGTGACCAGCGTGTCGAGTTCTGCAATGCCCTGGAAGTTTGTCAGCGACTTCAACAGTGCATTGGGCAGCGTCTCCAGGTTCGGATCGAGCGCAATGTCGTTGCGTTCAAACTTGACGCCCCAGTAATAGAGCGGAACCGAGAGCTCGGTGATGCCGGGCTGACCGTACCACGCTGCCATCGAAGGACGCTGTCCCTTGGTCACCTTCGAGCGGAAGGGAACCGGCGGGACGATCGAACCGCTGAGGGCGACCGCAGAACCGGTGAGTTGACCACCCAAGCGAACAATTCCGCCCGAGTTGAGACCTGCGTCGGTCAGGGTGTCGTTGGTCTTCAAGACCGCAGGACCGCGGAATCCGAAAGGAAGCGACTGTTCCGGGATCTGTGCCCGATCAGCCTGATCGCTCATCACGACTCGAACATAGGCCGAGAGGTTCGGGTACTTGCCCTTCGTCACGATACGACGCTCGTTCGGATCGGTGGAGTCGAAGTTGTAGTAGACCTTACGATCGCCGATCAACTTAGCGACGTAGTGGTCGCTGTTTGGATCAAGACTACAACCGTTGAACTGCTCCAGGACCAACGGGCTGGTGTCGTTGTCATCCCAAGACCGGACTTGAACCGAGAAGGTTCCGTACGGGTTAGCGGCATCCAACGAAGCCTTGATGTTGGTGATCGAGATCTTGTAGAGGTTGTTGGCGTACGCGCCGTCGTCCAAAGCTTCGATCTTGAAAAGATCGTATTCAGTCACGCCGAAAGGCTGGCTGATGAAGTACGACGTCGACGGTGCCTTGAACCGGGTGTCAAAGGAGCCGTACGCCTTGCGGTAAGCTAGCGTGTTGTCGCCTGAGTTGAGGCTGGTGTTGCTCGAACCAGAGACGATGCCTACCAACGTGGGCGTTGCCATCTCATCATCGACGGCAAAGTCGCTGTAGAGCAAGTGCTGTTGAGAGACGAACTTGTCCGGGTCGGTGTTCATCACCTTCGCGAAGTAGTCCACGTCATCCGGATTCAAAGATGCCGTCAAGATGTGGACGCCTGGGTTGCTGTCGTTGTTGAAGAACGCATTGCCCAAGGATGTCGAAATGATGAGCTTGAACTTGCCCAGAGCGCTCGGCGTGCCGAAGTCATCCAGTGAATTGTTGACAGCACCTGCCAAAGACTTGTCTGCAGATGCAATCATCAATCGAGCGCCCGAAGGCATCAGAACGACACCGCGGATCAGATTGACCGAGCTTCCCTTGAAAGAATCGTTGTCGGTGAAGTCAGCCTGACCAAAGGCCTCGTTGGCCTGCTTGGTGTGTTGGGCGACGATGAACTGAACCGTATTGTTGTGTCGTCCGTTGTTCAGAGCGGTCTGACCAGGCAACGAGAAACCTGCGTTCTTGACGCGGCCCTGTTGCTGAGTGACTTGAATGTCAGTCGCGGTCGCGTTTGAACCGGCTCCAAGTAGCCTCATGAAGGTCAACGCCTGGCGATTTGCCAGGAATGCATTCGCGGCATATGGTCCAAATCGCTTCGGATCGAGATTGCCGAATGTGGCAACGAACTGATCGAAGTTGCCGACGGTCACCGGCACGAATGCCGGGCCTCGGTTTGCGGTACCGATGACTCCTGCCGGGACACCGACCGGGCCCTGCTGTGCGGGGGCTGACTGGTCGATTTCTCGATCGAAGAAGTTTGGTGACCTAAAAGTCTGTGCGGGCATTACCGGGCTCCTCTAGCGGCGTGATGAATCGCTAGCATAACTATTCGCGCCCGGCTCGAATGACCGGGAACGGTCAGTCCTCTGTGACTACGATGGTCAATCCACCGAGGCTAGCGTCTGAAGCCAGGACAGTTTCACCAGTGAATTCATTCACGCTTTTGATTCTAAACAGTTTAGTGCCCAGCCGGCCGTTCTTATCTAGGTACGTCACCTTTTTGAACTTGGCCGGTCCTGTCCCCCTCCGGAGCTTTTTTACGGCTGGGTCTTCTGGGTTTGTGACATCTGGGCGAGGATACAGCCTCGTTCCGTTGGTCTCACGCAGATCTGCTCGACTAGGACGACCCTCTGCAACGAGAGGAAGCGTCGGATCATCTGCACCCAACAAAGGATCGTCAACCCCTCCATCAGTAGGAACGCCATTACTACCGGCAGAGATCTGAAATGAAATTGAGGGTGATGAAACGTAACGTTTAATCGGAACCGGTCCGCCTGGGATCTTGCTGGCAAGCATGTATCCCGGGACCTTGACGACAAATTTGTAGCGAATCAATCTTTCGTTCTGCGAATAATCGTCGGAGTTGTTGTCAGCATTGTATTGGTTGCCATCAACACTGGCCAGGAACCAATAGCCTTTTCCAGTGTCAAGTTTCCACACATTTCCTTGAGGAAGTTGTGAACCAACGATCGCTTCAAGCATCTGATTCATGTGACTCTGATATTGAGCCCACACCGTGAAATCATATTGCGCGGTGAAGAATTGTGGTGCCGGGACCACGATCGTCTCATAGACGTTATTTCGTCGATCTGGTAGAAGCAAGCCTCCCTGTTGGATGATTCCCAGGTCGGCCATGTCTCCGATGTCACCCGAGGTCGTCAGTTGTCCCGGATCAGCCTGATCAGGATTCACTGCGAGGTTTGTTTGGTGTTGGAGCAATAAACGATTGATGAGCCTTTGGTACGCTCGGTCTGATTTATCGAGCCGCCGCTGAATGATGATCTCGCCGGTCTGTTGGTTGATGCCGCGGCCCGTGATGTCGGATCCGACGTCTTGTGTGACGTTAGTTCTGACGGCTGTGATCAACGGAAGAATCAAAGATCCATTACGATCTCGCAATGCCCGCATTCTCTTGCTGAGAGCCCATTTTTCCCCGGCGGCGAAGACGACGGGGACGCGCTTCGACTCAGTCTCACCACCGCCAACAACCAGAGGAATCTGCTCATTAAAGAGATCAAACAAAGCCCGATCAACGTCGGCAAGACCAACCGATGGAACTGAAATCTCTGGCGTTGACCTGCTCTGATATCCTGAAGGGAGGCCTGGAACGTTGAATCGCGTTTCAGATTTTGCAGTGTAACGGGTCGTCATCTGTCATTCCTCGTCATCATAGAATGAACTTGCACCCGAGTGTTCGGTGTCACCACGAGACGAGATCTCCTTAGCACCCGTAATGGGCGGCCCCAAGATCTCTTCTTTCTGCAATTCACGCTTGTCGCCAGTCGGACCGTCAGCATTGGTCTCTTGACCACGTTGTTGATGGAACGTTGTCTGTACCGCGTCCGCCTCAGGATAACCGATGTCGGTTGGGCCCAACAGCAACGCTTTGAATTGGTCTTCGCGTGCTTTGGTACCGATCAGCTTGAGACCATCCTTGTGTTCTGGCATACCGTAGATGTTCCGCATCACGTTCAGCTCAGTCACCTCATAAAAGATGTCGCTGAAGGAAAAAAAGTCACCGACAGAGATTTGAATTCCCTTATCGATCAGGTCACGATAGTGCAGAAAAACTTCCAGCTTGAATTGAGAATCGATTCCAAATCCATCGATCTTGGTGTCTTGCTGGAACTTTGCGTCAACCAGGGCATCGAGTGCGATCGGAGCATCAAAGACTTTCTTCAAAGCTTCATTGTAGATTCCTTCTGACTTTGTCTTCGCCTCATTGATCGCGTAGTAGTAGATCTTTTGCCCGACAACGTCCTTCATAAACTCCTTCGTGATGTCACTAATGAAGTTTATTTCTCGTGGAGTGAGGAAAAGGCGACTCATGGATCAACCAATCGTGATGGCCTTGCCAAGAGGCATCGGCACGAGTTTAAGTTGTTTCTGAATCGCTTCAGCAATGCTGACCTGAGTTTCCATCAATTTTTGAGTCGTCAGCTGTTCAAGAAACTCTTTCAACTGAGTCGTCAATTTTTCCTTGTCCTCGCGCGCTTCTTGTTTCAGTTGCTGGCCATCCAACTTCAGGTCTGCGTTCGGGATAGGAATGGTGTCATACTTGCTGCGGGTGATACCCAACAGTTCCTTACACAGCGCCAGAGTGTACTGTCGAATCCATTGACGTCCGGGTTGGGTGATGGTCCCGTACGGCAAGATGCTGAATGGCACATTTTCGGGACCCGAGACGCCGTAGATCGAATCATCCTGAAAAGACGGATCGAAAATGCTCTGGGGCGGTGATACCTTGACGTAGAGACGTGCGCCATTGTTCAATGCCAGGTCTGTCGTCGGGATCGGAAAAATACGAAGATTGCTGCCAATGATCTGGTAGCTGTA